CTGTTTTGCTAATGCCTTACCACCTTTGATTTGGTAACTCAACGCATCTTTAGATGCATCAGCTACTTCTCTCATCAAATTACCCAAACCAATACCTGCTTGGTCTGCCATATTTCTCAATCCCTCTTGTAAATTCATCGCAGTTGATGCGGTTACACCATCCATCCTTTGAAACATTTCGTTTATCTGTGCAATGCTTTCAACGGATTGGCCTGTTCTTTCCGACATTATTGCCATATCTGCACCTACTTTGGCAGATGGCATTTTGCCAGTTGCTGCGGATGCTGCTTCCATTCCGGATGCAATTTTGTCAGCACTTATTCCTGCCAATTGCAATTGTGCGGCGCCATATCCAACGGACCCCAATTTATTACCAAATAAAGCCGTTTTTGCAGCTCTTTCAAATTGTGCCGCACCTTGTTGCATTTGTGCACTAAATTGAATTGCTGCTTTTTGACCCGCAAATGCAGCTTCTTTTTGCATTTTAACAATCTCACCTTCTGAATTAATTCTATGCTCTAATCTTTCTTGTTCAATTTGTTGAGGTATAGATTGTGCATCTACTTGAAGTTTACCAATATTTGCTTCTGTATCAATTCTATTTTGTTCACCTTGTTTATACTGCTCCATAGCAGTTTTAATTGGTGCGCCAAAGTAATCCATTGCCGCTTTAGCCAGCGCCGCTCCTAATGCAAAAACTGCTGCTTTAAATGCAAGGGTATCTTTTGTATTTGTTTTTAATAGAGTATTTAATTCAGACATTGCTGGTATCCCACTAAAATTATCAAGTACGGCATCCATTGCATTCCATTCTTCAGTAGTAGCTGAAACTGCTTTTTGAAATTTTACAGTATCATCCGCCATACCATTGAGAACCGCCAATACTTCTTGTCCTTCATCTCCCATATCAGCTAAAAATTGAACGGATTGTTCATACTTTTCTTTAGCTCTAGCCAATTCTAAATTTATTGCTTCTTGATTTTTTCCAGTCATAGCGGTTCTATCCGCTATACGTGCTACACTTTGTTGATATTTTTTATAAGCATCTACTGCGGTTCCTACCGATTTTGCAAAATCTGCATCACCTATTTGTACCGTTAAATCCGCTATACTTGATAAAGATGCTTTTTGATTATCTATATACTTTTGAGTATCACTATATAGTTTATGATTTTTTCCAACTCTATCAGCGATACTAGCCAAAATATCTTCGGTATCATCCAAAAATTTATTTTGGTCTTTTATCTTATTACTGGTTTTTTCAACTGCGGTTGCAACCTTTTCATATTCTTTCAGATATGCAGTCACCGCATCAAGTTGCTTTTGGAATTCTTCTGTAAGATATCCATTCTCTCTCCGTAAGTCCTTTAAAACCTTATATAATTCGAGAGATTTATCTACTTGCTCTTTATCAAATTTATTGGACGCCAACGTATCTTACTTTAAACTGTAATATTATACTTTTTTATAAAATCATCCATTGCAGATGTGTCGTATCCCTTTGATTTTAACCACTTATAATGTCTAACCGTATTACTATCTATGGAATTATTTAAATCATCCCACATTTTTGCAACTTCCGGGCTAACCTTTTCCAATTTATTAATGAATTGATCTTCTTTACCCTTCCCCTTTGCTATAAAAAAGCTTTGCAAAAATTTAGTAAGTGCACCTTCTTTTACTAATATTTTTTTAGGCATATATTTTCTATTATGTTTATGTATAAATATAAACAATTTTATTAATTATCTCCTTCTCACTCTACTACCAGACGTTTTACCTTTACTCTGTGCACTATCGATTTGCTTTTTTTCTTCCTCTTTAGCATCTAACATTTCTCTGTAATAAAATTCTCTGAGCTTTGTGGGCATATAATAGAGATCGTGCCAATTAAATCCACCATTGGCATAGTAAACCATTTGAAATATTTTTTTATGTAATTGAGTACCGTACTCAATCGGTAGGGTAAAAAAAGGAAACTCCAAACGGAATTTTTAGCGCCTCCGTATCGCCGGTTACCGCTGATATATAATCAAATGTAAGATCGAGGTCTGGACTAATTTTTGCCATTTCTTTTCTTAAACCCTTTGAATCTCCTGCTAACAATCTATTTGATACAAAATTACTGATATATCCAAAATCTCTGTTACCATCTACTTCTGTAATAATTCTCCTATATCTTGTTGTAATTTCGTTTGCTTGCTTTGTTGCTTTTTGTGATGCCTCTATATCTCTGTTAATTGCCAACTCATCACCATGTGTAAGTAATTTGAATTTTATTGGTGTTTTAGAAACAGGCAATGTAAAACTATATTCATTACTTCTATTTAAAAGAGATTCATCAACTTCTTTAACATTAATTTTTGATAAATCAATTGTTACCTCAACCTCTTCCCCATCAAATGGATCAGTAATTTTTGCAGTGTATTCTGGACCAAATGCTAATATTCTAGAAGTAATTAATATGGCGTTTTTATCACCAATAACTAAATCATTAACATTTACTCCTGGTTCTACAACTATTGATTCCAATAGTTTATCCAATTGAATACCTTTACGAATTAAGTTTGCCGATGTAAGAATATCCTCTTCTTTGGCAGTCATTAATTTAATTGTGATTTCTCCTTTAGCTAATGGAGATGATTCCGGATATACCAATCCTTTGGATGGTAAACTGATAATTTCTGTTGGGAATGGGAAATCTACTTTTCTTTGTGGAGGAGGTGTTTGTTGTCCTAATCCTCTTGTAACTTGTTGTTCCGTGTTTTGATCCATAAATAACTAAATTTGTTTATTATATATATTCGATTTTTTAAAAATGAAAAAAGGGGAACAGATATGCTCCCCTTTTTCTTTCTATGATTTTTAGATTAATATTCTAAAACAGCGTAGTCGTATGATAGAGTTAATTCGATACTCAAAGGATCGTTACCAGACCAATCTAATTCACCAAAGTTTGCTGAACTAATAAATGCTCCTTTCAAAGTCCATTGTTCTACTTTATCACCCACAGGACCTAACAAATAAAATGTTATATCTTTTTTATAAAATGCTGCGTATCCATCTCTACCGGTCAATGACTCATGTGATTGTCTAATCCACTCCATTACCTGTTGTGCGCCTGATGGTACAATTGGGTCATAAAGAGTGATATTAATATCATCCCAAGTCGATTTTCCTTTAATCTTTCTTTTTACATTGATATGGTCTAACTCAACAACTTCCGATGTAAAGGTTGGTCTTGCTGCAGTCTTAATGATGTAAGACTCGATACCATTTAGTTCCATAATGAACCTATTTGAAAGTTTAGGTTCAAAATTTTTGTAGAACATTTTATCAAACTCTAATATTTCTGGCATTTTATTCTTATTTTATTTATTATAAATATTCAATTTTTAAATTATCCGTTAAACGCTGCACCTGTTGGTAAGATGTTGAAATCAATTTGAATGAATTCAGCTGTCTTTGTTGGTTGTAAGTAGATAGCACCTTTTAAGAAGTTTCTATCGATTACATCAGGTGTGTTGTTACTCTCATCCATTACAACTCTGAAAGCGTACAAACCTTGTCTTTGTTGGATTCCTTCTAAATAAGGATTAACAATGTTTAAGAATCTGTTTCTTGTTTCAGAAGAGTTTTGTTCGAACACCAAATATCTAGAAGTTGATGCGATGTATTTTCTAACAGTCAACAACAATCTTCTAACATTGATTCTATCCAATGCTGATGGTTTATCTTGCAATGTTTTTTGTCCGAATACTACGATACCTTGTCCAGGGAATTGTGCGATTGGATTTACTTTACCTTCATAGAGTGTATCTCTTTCAGAGTGAGTAAGTCTATTCAATACACTAACTGCTCCTAACAATCCACCTCTATTCAAACCTGCTGGTGCGAACCATTCTGCAGCAACTCTATCGTTTGATGCGAATACGCCAGGAAGTAATACCGATGGTGGAACTGATATTAATTTGTTTGTGTTTACATCGATTGTTTTAACCCAAGGATAGTAAGTTCCAACATAGTTAGAATCAACTGCTCCAGCTTGTCCGGTTGCCTGATCGATTGAATCATCTTGTGCAGTACCATCCATTATATAGAAACAGTCACTTCTTTGTTCAACCATATCGATAATATCACTAACAACGGATGAATGTAATCTTCTAACAACACCAGGTGTTACTATCATATTTACATCCCACTCATCTGCGTTTGAAAGTGCGTTGATGTGTTTTGCGTATGCTAAAG